AAACTCTCTTGTGAGTTGTGACTTACCTAAACCTGAACCAGCCGTAACAGTTACAATTTCACCTAAACGACAACCGCCTATCTTGTTGTTAATCCCTTCATAAGGGTAAGGTACTGTGTGTACTTCCTTCTCTGTTGATACTGCTTCCCACAAATCTTCACCGTTGATAATGCCATCAGGGGCAAACTCTTTTGCTCCCCAAAACGCATCAATAAGTTCTGACTGTCTCCCTGCCTGTATCATCTCACTCGCATCCTTGAGTGGGAGTTTGGCAATCTTAGCTTTACGTGGGGACAACATAGCTGCACACTCTAGTGCTGCTTTCTTCCCTACTTCATCCTGATCGAACATAAAGACAACAGAGTCAAACTTCTCTAACCACTCTATAGCTTTCTGGATGTCTTTCTTAGCTCCTGCCGCACCTGTCTTGATGGATACTACTGCCCACTTGTTATCAAAGGCTTGCGACATGGAGAGAGCATCTAGCTCACCTTCCACAACGACACAGCTCTTACCACCGTCTCGCCACAGGTTCTGTCCAAACAGTACAGCTTTCTTTAAGTCACCTACTACAGCAAAAGTTTTATCAGGGTATCGTAGCTTCTGTGCTACTGTGTTGCCATCAACATCCTTGAAGTTTGCAATGTGCATTCCTTCTGCTACCTGATAATCCCAAAACCTAGTTGTCTTTTCCGATAGGTTTCTTTTAACCAACGGTTGATAAGACCCTGTTTTGAATAGCGTATCTTTTACTGCGTTCTCTACCAATCTGACCTCCTCTTGGGATTGCCCATAGTGTTTACAATTAAAGCAGTAGGTGTGACCATCAGAGTACAAGCTGTTTGCATCTGATGATCCGCACTTACTACAAGGAGTGTGCATAATAAATTCACTCTCCTGATTTTCCATCACTATCTCCTAGTTAAACCACTCATCAGGGATCATTCCCTCTGCGTAGGTGAAGTTATGTTTCTCTGCCCACTCTGCACAAGTCATCTTAGAACCGTCTTTACGTTTCTTTGCTCCTTGTACTGGACTGTTGTTTCGTTGAAATAAGAACCGTATGTCTAGCTCTGGGTGTTGCTCCTTCATATTACGCATCTTACGCTGTGCTTCTGCACGAAAGTATCCCTTAACCTCGACATATATATCTCCAATCTTAAGATCAGGTATGTAGTTTCTAGTTACCGTGTAGGGTAGCTTACAAGGTTCATACTCATAAGCTATCCCACGGTAGTCGAGGTCTGCTTGCACACGTTCTTCTAGGGTCGATCTAGAAGTCAGCGGCATCTGCAAAGACCTCAGTTGTTGATGAAGTTTCGGCATTAGCGGAGGGGGCTACGAAGCCATCTTCTTCATCAAACACGCTTGTAGCTGAGTTACCATACTCAACTAAATCTATTACCTGTACTGCTTTCAGTCGTAGAGACACACCTACCTTCTTGGTTGATTGCATCACGTAAGGGATAGGCTCGAATGCCACCTTTACTCGTGAACCGTTACCAATCAGGGTATCACCTGTGAGTGGTGTTTTCTTCGCATCAAGCACTACTGGCTCTTGCTCATACCAACTACCATCTCTCTTTTGGACTTTAGCTTTCAGTTTAAATTTAAACTCTACATCTCCTGTAGGGTCTCCTGTCTCTCTGTCATATACTACTGACATAACATCTTGTGTGGTCAGAGAGTTCTTAAGAGGTGGCTTCTCTTTCACTGCCTTCTTAAATGTCTCTTGAATTAGTCCCTCTAATTTCTCACACATTGGAGCGGCATCTGCTTCAGTCATTTGAATGTTGATACTGTAATCACCTAGTGGATTAAACTTTGTATCAGGTTCAAATACTTTCGCCCATGCTGCTTTACCTTCTAATACTAAAATGTTTTTAGCCATATATCATATCCTATTAAGTTAATGTTTAATTGGGGATTGCTATAGGGGATGGTTAGAGAATTATGCAAAAAAGTAATCACTCTGTAGTACCTCCTCAATGTTTAAACGACCCCGTGGTGGAGGTTCAGGTATTTCTGTACCCTCCGCTAACGTACTTACTGCGCTATCGTAGAGATTTTGCAGTACATCGTTATCTCTGTACATCTCAACAAAAGCTTCGCGTAACTTATCGTTAAGCTTCACCATGTTGGGGCTGTGTGTGCCATAGCTGTCGTGAACCATAGCAAAGTCTGTAATGCCTTCCTTCAAACATTTATCAACTGTGAACGTCAAAGCAGCCGCATCCAAGCTGTGTGTGAAGTTAGGACTTGCACCACTGACACTCTTCCGAGAGTCGATGGTTTTCTCTATCGGCTGTCTGTAATTAAGTTTAACTATAGAACCACTCAGGTGTGAGTTTATCCGTAGCTTCTTTGTGTTGCTGTAAGACTGCCTCACTAACAAACCAGTAGGTGTAACCCACTCAAATGGTCTACCCTGTTGGCTGTATAGTTTGGCAATGTTCTTAATGTAATCCATCACCATGTGAGCAGAGACAATAACCTCATTGATTGCCTCCCAAACAAACTTAGCTAAGTATGTGGCTGGTCTCCAGAAGTCATCACCCCACGGATTGTTACCCTTACACTTATCCTCTAGTGCCTCTAAGATGTAATCTCTACAACTATGTTGAGTGCCAGAGTAAGGAACAATCATCACAGGTCTCTTACATATCTTCCTACACACTCCAATGTTCAAAAGCTCTGTTGCTAGTGTTGTGTTCTCTTGCTCCAGTAACTGTGTAGTGCGTTTTGCTACATCCGTGTAGATGTCTTGAGGTGTAGCGTGTGGTGTTAGGTTTACAGCCTTACCGCCATCAAGGTCTCTAAGCATAGCTGAGAGGTGTTGTAGTCCATTACAAGAGCCGTCACTTGAACACGGTAGGTGAGTATAGAATGGCTCACCAAACTGTCTTGAATTGTTATACAACGCCCACTCATAACACCATGCTAGTGCTTGCCAAGGTTTGTCTGCTTCCTGCCACCATTTGTTAGTTAAAGGGTCGTTGTAGACATCGACAGCGTTCTGTACGTTCATATACGCCCACATCTCTCGATCTTCTAAACTAACCTTATCTACTCCAAATACATTAGCACCGTGTATAGCCAACCATCTTGCTTCCTCATCAGTAGATACTATCACGCCATTTGCAAACTCCAGTAGTGCTTTACTGTAATCAGCATTCTGTGGAGACAAGAAAGATTCAACTGGATACTTGCGACCCCTGAAGTCTAACTGCCACACGTACCACATCTTATCAATATCTTTATACTGTTCAGCCAGTTGGATGGTACGCTCTACCTGAATACGCTTAGACATAGACTTATTGTTGTGGCTGTGTATCTTGTTACGCTCTGACTTGAACGCCTTGAACTTCGCCACCTCTTCATCGTTAAGATATTTAGGTTCTTTACTGAACGGGTATTTAGGAAGTGTGAGGTTATCTCTAGGAGGCAACCCTTCCCACGCCTGACCGCTGTCCCAACACTGCCGTAAGGTATCGACAACAAACTCATTGATACGCCACGGTGTTTTTTGTAGCGCGTTTACACACTGGTACTCCAGAGACAGGTCGCAGTCTTTCAGAGCGTTGATGTAATCTTGTGCTGTCTGTCTCATGCGTGTACCCTCACAAATGGTAAGTTATTGATATGCTCAGAGTAGTAACCACCACCCCAGAAACCATCCCAGTCTTTTGGTTCAATAATACATGGGCTGTATCTAGGCAGTGCTATCTCATTCGCTGTGTTAAAAGCTTTGATCCAATCCTCTGTCTCTTGGGTCGCTACAACCACATAAACAGTTTTACGCTTCTGTATCTTCTTCTCCAGTTTAACAATGCCAGTTGAAGTAATGATTAGATCAACCAGTTTAATACCTACGTTGATCCTGTCATGTGCTGACCATACAGGTAAGTCTACCTCATCGTGTTTGATCTTATGATCCAGACCATAACGCTTGTGGTGGAAACCTTTATCAGACTTCTTGTTGGCTTCGTTAATCATATTGGTAGCCACTTCCTTATCAAGCTTTAGCCAGACATCTAACCTCTTCTGTGTCTCTAACTGTATCCCTATGTTACGGGCTACCTTTAGTAACGTGCTGTTGTTAGCTAGGTTATCTATAAGGCATATCAATGCTAAGTACGCTACCTTCCCTGCATCCATGTCCTTTAACAAACTTTTAGATGTACTGCGATTGTACCTCTGGTTTGTTTTACAATGTTCTTCAATAGCTTCCTGCACAGGGTCTAGTATTCCCTTAATAATTGTACGACCATGCTTAGTCTTAGACCCTAAATCTTTTTCCAATAAATCCGTTAGTTGCTTGTGATACCTGTCAATCCCTGACTGAACCATCTGGTATTCAAGCTCAATCTGATCCTCCAATGTTGCCATGATGCCTCCTTTTGGGACACTAATTAGTTTTACTGTGGCTTTGCTCATAACTTACTACGGTAGCGGAGCAAAGGATTATATGGAATGTAATACATATTGTAGTATATATTAATATCTTGTTACGGTGGCGTGATAAGGTTGAGAGGGATTAGCAAACCTGTGGTTTAAGCCACTCACCCATCTCTCCTCTAAGTATTCTGTCATTTTTACTTTTCCTCACACGCCACTTAGGACACTTTAGGACACACAGGACACAGCCTTTATTCCAATAGATTAGAGCCACCAACCAACGTATCAGTATTCCATTTAGCATACTTCAATGTTGTTGCAATATTTTTATGACCCATATATCTCATGATATTTGCTGTATCCCACTTCTTCTCGGTAAGTCTGGTTGCTGTGGTGTGTCTCCACGTATGCCAACACTTGTTCATAAGACCTAAGTTCTCTCGAACCCTGTCCCACGCAAAGCGATGATTACTAACGTGTGTACCAAACTTCTTACGCCTACGTATTGCTTCTTCCGCACGTTTAGTCAAAGGCATAACCAAACCCTCACCATTTTTACGATCAGCTACATACACCCCGTATATATCTGAACCATCTTCCCTCTTATCTTCAAGTTTAGTTAGAGTGTCAGAGGAAATCTGTAACACTTCAGAAGCCCTGAGACCTGTATCTACAGCCACGATAGCGTAGTCATGTAGGTAATGCTCACCTAACCTCTTAAACTCGCTAAGAATAGCCTTCTCCTCATCCTTAGAGAAGTATTCTAGTCTCTCTCTGCCCTTCTCACTCTGGCGTTTAAACTTCGGTACTGTAGTTAATGCGCCTTCATCGACAGCATTGTCTAAGCAACGCTTGAGGACTGAGATGTGTCTGTTACACGTTGATGGTGCATACCCACGATCTTCTTTCATGTATCTGATCCAATCAAATATAGCAGTAGTGCTGACACGATTGATGGGTGTATCCTTACCCCAATACTTACAGATAATGTTCTGCAAGTAGATCATCTGAAACTCATTCTTTGAGTCTCGCCAGTAGTTCTCATGGCATCTATCCATAGCTTGCCTGAGAGTCCACCCTGATGCCTTACCTGTCTCCTTATTAACATCCATTTTGGTAGGCATATTACCTTGTGCTATCTCTCTTTGCCATATTGCCTCCAGTACAGTAGCATCTTCCTTAGTGGAGAGAGTTCGCCTGAACTTTTTTCCTTTATAGGTTACGTATGCTTCCCATCCGTTGCCTCTCTGCTTCACACTCATAGTTTGATCCTCCTAGTTAATGCCTTACCCTTGACAGTTAGTTCGACAAACTTCTCAATACGCCTGTCTGGGTTTTCGTAAAGTTCTATTAAATCGTGATCTACTAACACTCGCAAGTTTCTACTTGCACTAGCACTGGATGTTTCCATTAGTTCTCCAACATCCATAACCCTCAGCGTGTCTTGGTTAATATAAGTACGTTGGGCTATGGTAACAAAGGCATACACAGTTTGAATGTGTACCCAAGGATCAATCTTCCTGAACTCTGTTAATATCCTTAAGTGTTCTTTTAAGTCTCGACCAGACAATGTTACCCCCTAACCAGTTAAAACAAAAAGTATTTTTAAACACAGCCCATCTTGGAAATAAAGTAAAGCCAATCAGGCTACGATTAAAAGCTACTTCTGTATTCCACATCTTAAACAACATTATATCCTCCCTGTCAAGTTGTTACGCAAGCGTATGTAATGTAAACCGTTTCACTTATCAACCTTTTTTAAGGGTTTCTTTTTCTTTTTACCAAAGATTCTATCCCAGTTATCCTCAAACTTCTTTTGATCGACCTTCCGTGGTCTATCCCCCTTACCACCGTGCGTTGGTTCGCTCATTGCCATTTATCCTCAATATCAATACTAAAGTCATCATCAAAGTCATCACTGGTCTCATAGTCCTTGTAATGATAACAGGTAATGTTCCACTTCTGCTTCTCATCACAATACCAGACGTTAACCTCAACTTCGGTACACCAGTTCATCCAAAAGTCATCTTCTAAAACATCAGACCTTGACTTTCCAGATAAGCGTATGCCAGAAAAAATACCACAGACAAACTCATATATTTCTCGAACATCATCATCAGTAATCCAATCTCTGTTAGTCATTACTCACCTCGTAAAGAATAGTTAGCAACTTTAGTTTTCTCACCCCAACGATTAGTTACAGTTACCATCTGGGTGTCTATGTTGTAGCCCATCTGCTTTAGTTCAGATATTCTGTTAGGTGTTCTAAAGATACCCAGTATCTCCAAACCTTTGAACGATGTAATGCTACCCACGTTAGTTAAATAGTTTAATAGACGTTCCTGTTGCTTTGAAAGTTTTTTCATTTTGAATTACCTCAATTAAAAGTTAGTTACTATGTGTGTGATGCCTCTACGCTTTTCAGACTCTAGGTAGTCAAGCCAATAAGACTCTGGCTCTAAACCCTTATCTTCTAAGTCCCAGATGCGTTTACGTTCCATACGAATTGCAATGTTAATATCTTCTAACTCTGCCTGTACTACTGGATTGGCTGTAAGCATTTTATTTCCCCAAATACTCAAATAGAATGTCGCTACGCATCTGATGTAATACTTTAGGTTCTAAGGTGTGTAGCTCTCGAAGTTCAATATCGTACTTGCTACATAAATAGTTGTCAAGTTCTGCATTAAATGCACCCATTAGTTATTACTCCTTGAAAAGTGTTTGTTGATCGGGTAACGCTTACAGTGTCTAAGGTAATCAGCCCACCATGATTCAGTTACAACATTGACTCCCCAGTCGCTAATGATTTCGTCAGGGACTCTTTCGTACTCATGTACATAACTAAACCATGCTATGTGTTCATCACCCTCAATAAAATAAATAGCACCTACGTCACAAGCCTCTGATGCTTCAACAGCTTTGTCGTAGCTCTTACCTTTATACTCAGTTATACCTTCGCAATCTACCTCGATGGTGTAACCCTTCTTGATACCCCAGTTGATTAAATGGTGGTGTGCATCTTTCAAAACCTATCTCCTCTAAATATACCCACATCGGGCGAATACTATCACAAAAAAAATACTATCACGACTTCCCTGTCGTGTACCTCTACTATGAAACCTCATCTATTGAATCAATATCACACTCCAACGCATCAACCAGTTGGTATGTATCATCATCATATTCACCACTAAGGATCAAGTCCCTAGCATCATCAGCATTATCTGCTGACACAGTGTATTTAATAAGTAACACCTCTCTTAAATAAACGTCATACTTACGCATATCATTGCACCTCTATACACAGATTATTCTTACTAAACCAACGCCAAACACCAACGTATTCATCAGGTCTGATAATATAAGCAGTACGGCTAGATTTTTTAATGTACCTATAACCATTAAGACTAAACTCTCGATATAGTGGAATATCTTTAAAGTATATGTATTGCTTACGCAT